ACCATTACTTATAGTTACTATTGCAGATGCATCTCTACCATTACCTGTAATGGTCTCCAGAGCAACTCCAGTAAATGTTGCAATTCCTGACGATGGAGTATATCCAATACCAGCATTAATAATATTCAGAGATCCTGTTGCAATTCCAGCGTTTCCAACATAATTGCCAGAAGCATTTGTTTCTTGTTGCAATATTGTATTTCCAATCGTTAGATCTGAGTCATTAACAGTAGATGCTAAACTAATTCTAACTTTTTTAGAATTAAAGTTTAGGGAGTTTGGCATTAATTTTGCAATTTGATTATTACCCTCAGTTAATTGAGGACTATAAAATTCAACTGTTCCTGATTCAATAAAATCTGCTCTATAAAGAGTAAATTTGAGATCTTCCCATTGACTTGGTTCCCAAGTAGAAGCATTTTGCGATTTAAATAAGGATCCAAGATATGGTTGGTTAGAGATAAACGTCTGAGTTAACAAATCATTTTCACCAATTCTTGAAATATAAACACTGTACTTTGTAGAGTTTGATGCCAAACAAATACAATATTCCTTTCCGCCTTCAAGATAAACTGGCGATTTAAATGTTACTGGAGTTGCGATAGACCCATCTCCAGATGTTTGAACTTGAATTGGATCAATTACAATTTCAGAAAATGGAATGACGTGTTGTGTTGGAGATCCATTTTGCATCGTTCTTAACTGGAACGTTACCGGGATATCCATATCATCTTTGGATCTAAAGAAAACATCACATCGAGTTAAGAAAATGCCAGTTTCATTATCCACTAAGAAAGACTGTGCAAGAGGGTCATACCATCCAATAATACCCTGTCTTTGAGTTTGTGCAATAACTCTACTATTAACTAACTGACTTCCCGTTGTTCTAGAAAGTGCTCTTTCTTCAAACTCCTGTTTATTTTCAATTCTAGCATTTCTTACAGAAATAATATTTTCCTGAACAGTCTCTAAAGTTCCACTAGAAGAGAAAATTTCTTCTGCAATTGTCGATGCAAGATCTTGATTATTTAAGTTGTCATTAGTAAAGTTTAGAACTTTAGTACCTGCTTCAAATCTTGGATGAATATTACTATTTGGATTAGGTAAGTAGAAACTTCCAATTAGAGTTGCAGATAAATCAGAAATTAATCTAACGTTTGCAATTGTTGCCTGGGCTCCACTAGTGGATCCAATCAATGACATTCCAGATTCTACCCACCCACTAAATGCACCTTGAGGTTCATTTGCAAGTGAAAAAGTATCAATATTTAAAATATCTGAAGTAGAAGAATATGACGCGGATAATACTTGATTTGTGTATGGGTTTTCGGGAAAATTTGTATTTGGTATATTGTATGGACCTTCTTTATGATTAGATTGTGCAACTCTAAATGTAATTCTTGAGGTTTCATTACTTAGATTTGGACCCAAACCAGTCTGATTTACTATACCAGTTACAGTTTCTCCAACTTCAAATACACCCGAAATCATACTAATTTCTAGTAACTTTGGAACACAGTATTTTGTAACATCAACCCCATCAAAGAACGCATAAAGTCTAGTTAATGGTTTTACTTTTTTAGTAATAAATTGAATATTGCGAGATCTCATAAAGGGAACAATGTCCCTATTTACAACTCTATCTCCAACTGAAGTCTGGTCGAATTGTTCAGTAACTGCAGTTCTAACACCAGACCTATTTTCAACTCCGGTATCTCTTACTTCTCTAAAAGTTTCCTCGTAAGTTGTGTCTGTTAATGTTCCAAACATAGTTCTTGACGATCCGCCTGGACCTTGGCCTATCCAACCAGTTTGTTGTTGTCTTGTTCTTGTTGTTTCTACAACTTCTTGTCCTGTCCAGTTTTGAACCCAAGAATTCCAAACAGTAGGAGCAAATCCAGTTTGTGGATCAACATTTAGTGTTCTTGCAGCATTTGCCAGAGTTTCTGCATAATTACCTTCAGTATCGATAATTTTTGCTTCAAGTCTTACTGTATCAATCCAAGTATCGGATGCTGGAGTTAACTCCAAAGTTCCCTGCCAAAAACTAATAAGAAAAGGAGTAACACTTTCAGATCTAGTGGCAAAAGATTGCTTTAACCACTCTATTTCTGCATAATCTAAAGTTATAATATCTCCAGTTTTTCTGATATTAATACCCTCAATTGGAGAAAACGCCAAGTCATCAGTAGGATCAATATTTTCTACAGGACCGGTGATTAGATCAATAGAATTTGTGTAATGTTTTGGTCGTAATTCTTTATTTTTTGCGTCAATACTATTTTTAATTTCAATACGATTTTCTTGCGCTAAGGTTGAAGTAAAATTATCTACAAAGAACCCAGACTTAAATCTGTTTAATCCACTTGAATCTGCAACAAAAAGATTTGCTGTATTTGTTTCAAGTAAAGATAATGAAGTATAATACTCCAAACTTTTAATTCTATTTTCAAGTTTTCTAATATCAACCATTCTATATCTCTTGTGCTCTAAGAATTGAATGGTGGATTGTGACACACTATAAAGATATGGAGGCAGAGTTATTGTTGCAACTTCTAGTGCATCATCAACTGAAACAGGAATCTCTGGTTTTTCTGCAGGAGTCCCATATTTAACTTGAAACTTTCCATCTTTTGTTAGATAAATTCTATCAATTCGTCCAAGATAGAATGAAAAATTACTTAAAATTGATTCGTCAGAAGCAAGAATATTTGCTGCTGAATTTCCTGATGCACTAAATGTTCTTCCATAAAATTCAAGTGGAGATCTAGAATTTTCTGATACCGTATATGAAGATACTCTTGGTCTGATATCAATAATATCGGATGCACTAATATTGTTAAATATTGGAATATCGAGACCATAATTAAATGTGTTGTAAGAATTTACCGTTGTAATGTCTCCATCATCAGAAGAATCATAAAAACCACTAGAAAAATAAACTCTTATTTTTCTGTTAGGTTCAACTGCATTAGATTTTCTAGTAATAGATCCATAATCATAGAAAGTCCCTCTTTGTCCTGCAGAGTAAGTATAGTTAAAAGAAATATCAAAACTTGGTGAATCTAAAGTTGTAATTACTGCCTGAATATTAGATTCTCTAAAAGTTACCGTTTCTCCTTCTTTAAAAATATTTTGATTTTTGTATATGAAAGAAATTTGAGAGCTACTTAATTTTTCTGCGACAATTGCAAGTGTGCTGCCATTTTGTCCCAAAATTTCTTCACCGATGATTAGGTCCGAAGTAGTTCCCGTAGACCCACTGAGTGATGAAAGAACCATTCTAGATGCAGATGGATTTGATGTATCTTCAGATTCAAAGATTCCGTGAATTTCAATAATATCTGGAACATTCAAGGAAATATTTGAGTCTTGAACTCTTGTTCCATATGCATAGTTTCCATAAGTTAGTCCATCATTTAGTGTGGTCCCACCAATACCAGAACCTTCATATTTTGATTTATCGATTACAATACTATTAACTCTATTTTTTTTCTTTACTTTTGCTTTTGGTTTGATTTTTCTTAAAGTAGTTGTTAATGTTGCACCAGTATCGTTAGATCCCAAATTATAAATCTGAAGTTGCCTTCCACCATCAATGAATGCAAATTTATCTGAAGTTAAAACCTCAGTTGATCCATCAGATCTAATTAAAGCATATCTTTCTTCATCAAAAGGTAAGAAAAACTCATTTGCATCTGCAGTTACTGGAATTGATAATTCGTTTGAGGCAATATTGACTACAAAAGACTTTCTAATAATTAAATTTGCGTTTATTAGATCAACAGAAGAAACATTATTTTTTGGAAGTCTTGTGTATAGAGTATTGTCTAATGAAGACAATAAATTAGTTGTTAAAATTTTAAAATCTGTAACTTCTAAGGTAGTTGAAGGAAGTTTTCCATCTGCAATTCCAGATACAGTGGAAACTCCAGAAACAGTTATGTTAGTAGAACCAACACTTACAACCTTTGCAAAAATTGGGTCTGATACTGAGGTATCACTATAAGAAATTATACTATCCTCTCTTATAAGATTTCCTGGGAATAACACATTAGGACTTACTATAGTACTAATTCCACCAGAAGATGGACTTATTGTTGCAATTCCAACATTAAATTGAATTGATTGAATTGTATCTGCAGCAAAAGTTGATGCTGTTCCTACTAAACTGTAAACTGACTTAATGTCGGAAACACCATAAGACGTTACTGCAATTGCAACATATCCTGATTCAATACCATCAAATGTAAAAGATTCATTTCTTAAAAAATTACCTTTAGTATCATATAAAGTAATTAAATTGTTTGCAGAAACTTCATCTTTAATAAATCCATTTGCTCCACTGTTTACACCTTGAACAAAAGTTGGAACTGATAATGTGATTGGTTCGTTTAAAGTAATTTCAGTGATTGTCTGCACATCGTATAGTGCAATATCCCATTGATTAAGATTTTGATTAGAAGAATTGTAAGATCCAGATTCCAGTTTAAAATCATAAACTCTAGCAACACCAATTTCTTTTCCTGGTGCAATAGTATTAGAAGTTCCAACTCTTTCACTTCTTAAACTTAAAACATAAGTATTTCCAATTCCAGTAATCGGTGTTCCATAAACATTATTCAATGATAATGTTGGACCAGTATTATAATTGATTGATTGATTTTCAAGTGTTTTAGTTGTTCTTGGTTTATCGACATCCAAAAATGTAGTGCTTATAGTTTCTACTTCATAACCTCTAACAATTGCCTTGCCTGGGGATATTTGATAGACTGCAAGATCATCTGAAGGTGTTGAACCACCATAAGTAAATTGTCCTGCATTAAAAATACCACGATTGCCCAGATTGTTATTTAATGATTCCTTTACTGAAATATCAAAAGGTTTGATGAAATAATCTCCAGATTCGTTATAAGTTCTTCTTGCAAATTCATCAGCAATTAAACTATATTCTGTCGTCGTTTTCTGCGACCTTAAAACACCATCACTAATTGATGCTAACTCTACAAAGTTATTATCATCAAAATCATCTAAACTCTTCTTAAAAAGAGATACTGAAATTTTTAATCTATCTGCTCCAGGTGCAGCATAGTTATTAAATCCTTGAGAGTTGTCATTAAGTGCCTCATCAATATCAGAATTGACAATTTCTTCATTTACAAACAAACCAACTCTATAATTTGGTCTGTTATTATATTGATCAAGAATTAAAGTCTCTGTGCTTACATTGATAAATTGCCCACGAATGAAATAAACACCATTTGTGATCTGAAAAGAAGATGATGTTGCAGTTGAATTATTTGCAAGAGTAACTGCAAAAGGTTGGCCTGCTGCAATAGAAGTATTTCCTAAAAGACCGGACGTTATTGTGGTATTTGAAACTAAAGATTCCCCATCAGAAAATTGTTGTGTTGCGTTATTTTGAGTGTTTGAACTTAAGTAATTGATGTAAAGAGTTAAGTTTCCTCTTTCTGAATCTTGAGGTAAAAGAACTTTATCTACTACAGCAGTTACCCCAGAAACTTGTCCTGTAATTTTAGTTCCAACAAGTTGGTCTGCATATGCAGCAACCGGTACTCCAAGATAAGTATTTTGTAACTGAACATTATAATAAATTGCATTGTATCCAGTATTACCTGGAATTACTTTTGCACCTTCTTTAAAAAAGTGCTGACCAAACTTTTCAATTTGGTTTTGTAAAATTGATTGAAGAGTTGTTAACTCTCTTGCCTGAACTGGATATCCTGGTTTAAATAATACCCTATGATAGTCATTAGTTGCATCAAAATCGTCAAAATATGGTGCTACGTTAAGGTTAGTTTGCTGCGGCATAATTCTTTAGAACTGCAAAATGACTTTGATATCTTCTTTTTGATTTGGAGACCTTGTGATTGATGGTCTATTGTCCACGTAAATAACATTTCCAGAATGTTTCTTTACTTCTGGATTTGCTAGACCATTTGTAAAAGATTGTCCAAGATAATATGTCCTATTATTTATTACGGTAGATATACCTGTAAATGATGAATCTATGTTTAATGGTAATGATCCACCATCAATTGATAGACTTCCTCCTGTAAGTGGAGTGCTGGTAAATTCCACCTGATCAAATCCATAAGTTGGGTTAGTTATTGCAATACCAACAGTAGTAAATCCTGCCATTGATCTATCTTGCCAATACTTCAAAACACCAGTAATTTGATCATAACTAATCACTTTACCAACTGCAATTGTTGACGTTGCAACTGTCTGTGTAATAAAAGAATCTGCATTATAAAT